TCATAAAATCAACTATCTTTTTAATTTGTGGACTAAAAAATATTTTATTCTTGTTTTTCATTATTATTAATCTCCATTCCTTGTACCATTAATTTCAATAAATGATTATACCCAGCAATATCTTTATGCGTATCTTCTTTATATGTATTTTTTTTTGAACCATCTTGTATTGTCCTTGTTAATTTAAGTACAATCATTAACTGAGGAACTATTGTTATTGGAACTTTAATTTTTTTCTTATTAATTACTTCAAGGGTAGATTTAATAAAATTACTTACGATATAAGAATTTCCATCAAAATCACCATATTCTTGTTGTTTTCTTTTTAATAATTCTTTTGTAAGTTTTTCACCTATGTCTATCCATTTTATATTATCGTCATTCATCTTTGCTCCTTATTAAATTTTAATAAAGGGGTGTTAATTTACAACTAGGGAAATAAAAAAAAATAACACCCCAATATATTACAATAAGTTAAGTTCTAGGAACTCCTCTTACTTGTAATTTATGAACTTCTTTTCCATCATCTTTTCTATTAATGTATTCAGTAAGTTTTATTTCTTCACCTTTTTTGTAGTCCTTTTCACATTTGAAAGAACCCCAAAATTTATCAGGGTTTTCATTGTCTCTATTTAAATACCCTGTTCCTTCTTTTAATACAAATTCTGACATTTTTACCTCCTATTCATTTTCATTTTTATCAGTTTGTTATCTAACATAATTATTTGTTTTCCCTCTTTTGTTTTAAGGAAATCGGAATAATTATGTGCCTTATTTATTTCTGATTTTAGTCTAGCCAACTTTGTTGTTGAGCCACTAAGATCAGGTTTCTCAGCATTTAAACTATTTTCAATTTCTAAAAGTTTATCTGCATAAGAATTCTGTTTAATTGGTTTTTTATTTTGAATTACTTCTTTCTTTGTTGTTTGAAATAAAACATCATCAATTGGACTATCAACTTCATCTTCTGAATAGACAAATCCATGTAAGCCAATTAATTTTAAAATAGCTCTATCAATGGCTCTTTTCTCAGCCATAGCATAAGGGTAATTATTTTTATTATTTTTTGGTGAGGCTTCCCCATAAGTAATTACTTTCACCTTACCTAGTGAAGCATGACATTTAATTACAACAACACCTACCTCAGAATTTTTCTCTACTTCTTCTAAAGCATCTATAGAAACTCCTTTATGTTTGCCAGCAATTTCAATGTATCTATGCTTCATACAAGTTGCTCCATGTTTTTCCCATAAGCAATCAGTTTCTTTAAATTTTAATTCAGTTAAAATATTTTTTACTATTGGATCAATTTTCATTTATTCCCTTCCTTTTGTATTATTTGGTTTACGATTTCTTCTTCTTCTTTCTTTTTTTCTTCTTTATAAACATTCCTAGCTATTTCTTCTAATTTTTCTAAGATTTCTTTATTTATAATTCTTTTAATATCTTCACTTGTTAGATCACCACATCTATAAGTTTTCATAAAAGTCCTCCATTTTTTTTATGTCTTCTTCTTGCATATTTTCTAGCATAAAATTGTTCTTCCAGTTTCTTATTTCAGACCAATCAACACCAATCATCATAGCAAGTTTTTTTATACTGCCATCTGCCATTCTTAACATTTCCTGTCTTTGAATGTTTATTTGTATAAATTTTTTAAAAAAATATTTCAGTCCATTTTCTGATAATTCCCAACAATTATTACTATCAAACATAGTGTATTCTTTATGGTCTGAATAAATTAAAAATGGTTTGTAATCTTTACAGATTTTTGAATAGACAGCTACTTGCATACAATGAGTAAATTGCGGTGATTTAATTTTATTAGGACTTCTAAATGAAACTTTGTCACCCTTTGAATAAATTGAACCAAATCTATTTTTATGTTCAGTAATTATTTTAAGATCATCATTATAACAATCTATGTATCCCTCAGTTGCTATGTTTAATGTTTTACCCATATAGACATCATCAAACCATTCTGAAAAAAACTTTTCTACTTTCCAAGTATCAAATTTATTTCCTGAAATATCTTTTATGGCTTGAAGATGGTTTTGAACATAATTTAAAATTTGTTCTGATATGATCTTAGCTTTTTCTTTTTGCTTATCTTGGTAAGGTGTGATCTTTATAAAATCATCAAAATTTTTTTGCACATCTTCTATTTTAAAAATGTTAGTTAGTATCCCCTGAAAATAATCATGCACTTTACTACCAGCATTAAAACTAATACTAGGATTTTCTGGAAGAAAACCTAAGTATTCTTTTAATGGATATTTAATAAACCAAACATTATTTTGTAATGCTGTTTGACTTGGTGATGTAGTAGCTTTTTTGAAATCCCCTTTTATATAGACTTCGTCAGTTAACCTTTCATTCATTGACAAATCATTTATATATTTTTCAACACAAAGTCAACACTTTAAATATTGATTTATGAATAAAAAAATGTATAAGCAATTAATGTTTCCAGAATGGGTTTATTATAGGAAATGGAAAATTAAAATAGAATATATAGGCAAAAAAAAGGCAAATAAACTTAATTGTCTTGCTATGTATTTGCCTGATAAAAACAAGATTTTAATTTTAAAACACCAGTCCTATGAAAATATAATTAATTCTTTACTGCATGAATGTTTGCATGCAATCTGTAATTTAGATAACCTAGAGGTTGCAAAATATGGTGAAGAAAAGATAGTATCTAATTTTTCAGACGCTATCATAAGACTAATTAAACAAAATCCTTTACTGCCAAGACTACTAAAAAAAATTAAAAGATGAATTTAGAAACTATAAATTTAAACTGGGAAGAAATACTATCTGGTGCAATTACTGGATTGTTGAGACAATCTGAAAGTATGAGACAAAATATTGCTTGGGGTCATAATGCTAATTTTAACATTTATGATAAGTGGGGTATGACTATTTCTGGCTCATTATGCGAACAAGCTTTAGCTAAAAAGATGAAAAGTTATTTCAGTCATAGCGTAAATAATTTTTATGGGTCTGACTTAATCATTAATAATAAATCTGTTCAAGTAAGATCACAATTGATGTCCAAAAAAACCAACAATCTTATCATAAGACAAGGGTATAAAAAAACAGACTATTATTTTTTAGTCGGTGATGATACACCTACATACACATTCTTTGGATACATAGCCCCAAAAGATATTGAAATACTTGGTGAATGGACAAACTTTGGCCACAATTCAAGACCTTATGTTTGGTCTATTCCAATAGATAAATTAAAACCTATTAGTCATTTTAAATATGAAAGATAAATCATTCTTTAAAGTTGAGCATCAGTTATTGGATAATACAGTTCTTAAACCAGTTGAGAAATGCCTTTTAATGCTCCTTAGGAGGCTTAAAACAGCTCCCAGAGGGTGTACCCCTAGTCATTCCTACCTTATGAAAAGAACATCAATTAAACACAGGAAAACGCTTGTTAAACATTTGGATAAACTTCAGTTATTTGGTTATATAACTTGGCAAAATAGGGGAAAAAACCAGACTAACAAATATTACTTTAGGGAAGATAGCCAATTCCAATCCATTCTGCAAAGCAACCTAAGATTAAGAAGTAAAATGTCCTTACAGCAAAAGCAATTATACAATGATAGAAAGTTATTAAAGGGTATAAACAATAAAAAGGTAGTATTGATTGAAAGCTTAAAGAAATAGGGGAGGTATAATTTTGTCACCTATGGGTGTATAAAAAATATACCTGAATTAAGATATATAATATTAATAATTACTAGCTACAAATATGGTACAGAGCAAACAAATACAATATTGTCTTAGCAGGGTTAGGAAGTCTTTAAATGCTGACTATAGAATGGCTATAAAAAGAAATAAAAGTAATAGACCAAAAAACCCCCCCCTGATTGATTTACTAGAATACTTAAAAAGTAAAAAAGTGTCCGATTTTGAGCTGGATAAGGTTGTTAATGATTATTGGAAAGCTGTTGAAAAAGACCCAAACTTTGAAAAACAATTTGCAGAGCAAATCAAGAACAAGTATAATAAAAATGTTTAAACACAATATCTAGGTATTAAAATACTTTTCCCAAAAAGTATTTGGATATGGCCAGTTTCTTACCCTTTCAAACTGGCCTATCCTCCTTGATCTTCTTCGTAATCATCAAGTTTTTTTAAGTTATTTATTTTACAGGTTAATAAACTTTCTACGCCTATGAGTTCTTTGTCTAGGTCTGTTATTACACAACTATTATTAGAATAATTAGGATGAGACATAACGATACCATATATGCCTCTAGTTTGATGAAAAACATAATCACCTTTTTTAATCATTTATAAATCTATTACCTTTTGAAATATTTTCCTTTGCTGTTAAGTATTGTAAATTATTTTCTACATGAAGGCCACAAACAATTTTATTTTGTAATGGAATAATGTGATCTACATGATAACCTTTAGGACAATTTTTATATATCTCTTTTATTCTTTTATGGTCAGTCCAAGCAACATTAGCATTGAGTCTAGCTGATCTTCTTTTAATTGTTCTATACAATCTTGATAATCTTCCTTTGTCAGTTCTAGAATATTTTTTACTATATTCAGACATTTTTTTTCTAACTTTTTCTTTTGCATAGTATTTTAAATGCGTTAATCTTCTTCTTCTTTTTACATCAGGATTTTTTCTATAATTTCTTTGATTTTTATTTATTCTATCTATTTCTTTTTGAAATTTTTTTATATGTTGTCTTTGTTGGTAGGTTAATTTTTTCTTTTTAAGTTTTAATTTTTTTAATTTCCTAGCCAACTTTATATCTTGCCATTTTTTCTTTCTTCGTAAGGAAGCAAGGTATTTACCTCTTTCTGATTGAGAATATATCTTATTAATTCTTCTCTTTTCTTCTGTTCTATTATGATAAGTGTAGGAACAATTCCTTGAACAAAAATTTACATTACTTCTAATAGGTAAAAAGCTTTTATTGCAAAACTTGCAATTTTTATTCTTCATTCAAATTCTTTTTCCATTTCAAGCTCACACCCATAGCAACAATAACCAGTCAGTTCATCACCAGTACCAAAAGGATCAAGATCAAAAACTGGATAGCGATTAACAAAGTTACCGCTACCTAACGAAGTATCTTTTTTACAATGTACGCATTTATCGCCTAAGTCTATTTTCATTATGCTACATAAGATTAATTATCTCTTAAACTTAACAATTTAACTTGAG